TTTTTAAAGTCTTTAAATGGACTAAAACTACTCACCCAGAATTGATGATAAAATTGAGCATAAGTCTCTGGACTAGGTGTGCCGCTTAAATAAACTATTGGTTTACCTTCACAAATTTTTTTTAGATTTTGAGTCCTTATGCTAGGCTGAGGATATTGTCCTAAAGCATGAGCCTCATCTATTATGATAAGATCATAATCTGCATGATAATTTTGTAAAGATTCATAATTAGTTACTATGAAAATGTAGTCAAGATTTGAATTATTAAAATCATCTTGAATGCTTGAGATCGCTTTCTTTTTAGTTACAAATAATACTTTCTTTGCACCATATAAACTAGCAATGTGCAAGCTGGTGATCGTCTTACCAGTGCGCACTTGCATCGCCAAATAAACAAGATTAAATTCTTTTAAGATGTCAATTGCTTGCTCTGCTATGTCTAGCTGATAGTCTCTTAGTTGCATTTTAAATGATTCAAAAAGTCAAGTTATTGACTTACTTTTTTATAACGTGTGTCAAGTTGTAGCTTTACTTTATGTAAAAGATAAGGCCGGCATTCCCTAATTACTATAATAAATTTTATTATTGATTTTTTTTGCCGGCCTTTTGCCTAATCATATTTAATTGCTCAAAGGCTATGCAATGTTATATTAAGCCGTCTTGTAGCGGCTCATCTTCTTTTTGATCCACACGTCTGTAACCCTCTTTCCAGAGAATGCGTGTAAGCATCACAGAATTTTTGACAATGGTAGCTTCGGAATTACGAGGATAAAGCAAATGCAATACCTCATGTATTAATATTTCTAGATGTTTTTTGCCTTTTAAACGCTCGTCAATTTCTATAACACCATCACTACTGGCGAGGCCATGTGCTTGCTCTCTGCCAAGTTTGCGATATATGATTTTGATCTTAAGCATCTTTTTTTAATTCTATTTCATCAAGACGATCTATTTGATCACTAGGAGTAAATATAATTTGACCGCCGCGTACCTTAGCAAGATAGCGTCTTATTTCTTGCTCAATGCCATGCACCTCTGCCAGCTTATTAGTAAGCCATGTCTCTTGCTCGGATAGTTTCATTTTATTAAATAACTTTGGTAGTCTCATATTCAAATTGTATTAATAGATCAATATAGTGCTTTGCCTTTTTTAAATCTTCAATGCCATTTTTATTCCTATGCCTTATCACATACTTGATAATGTTGCCCTCAATAAAAGGTATATTGTTTGCATGTATAAATTCAGTTGGCTGGATCTTGCAATCCTTATAATGATCGCCGCCTACTTGTCCGTCTTTCGGTGAAATTTCCCACATGTTATGCATTTATAAATTATTTTAATTGTGCCGCTAGCTAAAATTTGTCTGCTATGTTTATGCAAATCATCCGATCCACACTCTGGACATGTGCCTTTATACTCGCCAAAGATAACACCATAGTGCGTCTTGGCATCTATGTGATTATTTAAAAGCTTGTGTACTTTCTCAAGCAACACAACATCCATCTTGCAATACCTTACCATCTTAGCCAGTGCGACCTTGTCATTTTTTAACGCGATGTCTTTCCAAAGATCAAATTCAGTTTTGATTTTTTGTCCGATCCCTAGATACTGCGCAATGTAATTAAGTTTATTGCTATTGAATTTGAATTTGCTCCTAGCTACTTTTAAAGTATCAATCGTTGTGTACTTTGGGAACATGTCAATGCCGTGAAATAAACATCTAGTGCGCACCCATGCAAGATCAAACTTGTCACCATTGTGTCCAATGATCTCATCTGCCGTGTTAAGGACTTTGATAAAATCATTGAGCATCTTTTTATCATTCTGCTTGCTATCCCAAGTCAAAGCATGTGTCTCTTTCTCATCTTCCCACTTATAGCAAATGCAAATAATTGCACGCTCTTTGATAATATTTTGTGGCCCGATATTTAGTTTAAAGCCACTCTGCCAAAAGAAACCGATGTTTGCACTGGTCTCAATGTCAAAGTATAATCGTTTTCTTTTGGTAGTCATGGCGTAAAGTTAATTACTTTTTATGAGAAAGTTGATAACTAAATTCTTTTGGCTTGTCACCTTCATGCTCGGCGTGCCACAATTGCTGGACGGCTTGGAATAGTGACCACTGCTTTGAGGTGTCAAATTCGCTCACCATCTGCCAGCCTTTGCCTTGCACATCACCTTTCTTGCCGGCAGTCCTAGTCTTAGCATTTAGCCATAGAATAGCTACGCCGTCAATGTCTGGCATGTTAGATCCATGCAATACGCTTGCATCATACAACTGGCGATATGCAGCCAACTGCAACCAGTACGAATTGTAAATGCCGTTACTGGTCTTGATGTCTAGCACATAAGTCTTGCCATCAATAGTGCAGACGCGGTCAATAGTGCCAGCAAAGCCTAGGCCACTGCTTATAAAGGTTTGCTCAATTAGATGATGCTCTGGCTTATGAGTTACGCTAAATTCAACATAGCGCTCAAACATTGACCATTCCTCAAGTGAATACTTAGGCTTGCCATATTCATCAAGCAAAGTACATTCAATGCCTTGATCATAGTCCTCAGTTAATTGATGCACACTTGATCCGCGCTTGCCGGCTGCATCTCTTATTTCATCTGCCTTGCTGCCTACCTCTTTCATCCACATGATCAGTTGTGCTGGCTTTGGGTATGCCTCAAGCAAAGTAGTTGCACTAGGGAAATAGTTGCCGTTCTCATCTGTATAGAATCGGCCGTCTTTAAATGTTAGCTGGTTTGATGTTTGGTTTTTGATTAGCATATAATTTCTTTAATGGTGATCTCATCTGTTTTTTCTCTGCCGCCATTTGCAGCTATTTGCTGGGCCACCTCTTCAGCTTTCTCTAAGGTGTCAAAGCCTTGTATAAACTTGCCGTCAATACGAATAAAGTATCGCGTCTCATTGTGTAGCAAGTTTGTTTCGCTAGTTATTTTTACTACTGGCATAAAATATATTTTATTGGTTTAAAAAAGTGCAGCTTTTTGTACGGAAGCTGCAAACCGCTAACCAATAATCACCAACTAAAAAGGCGTTTCATCTTCATCTAAAACAACATTATTGTCATTTGCATCTGCAAAAAGTTTAAATGCCATTTGCTCTAGGAATTGCATCATGTCGGAATCATCCCACTGCTCTTTGCCTTTAACCTTAATCTTCACCATTTGAGGCAATCCGTTTGGATCCTCTCTAGTGTAAGCTGGTGCAATTTTCTCGCCATCTTGATACAAAGTTACACCAGTGATGATCTTTGTAGCGTCAAGCTTGTCCTTCATTGCCCATGGCATAAAGCGTACATCTTTAGATGTATCTAGATTTGGCAATGCTTTTAAAAAGCTTGATGCATAGCGGCTGGAATAAGGCAAGCTAACTACATAGCTAGCATCGCCATCCTTAAAATGCAACTGCCACTGCGTGCCATAGTCATTGGTGCGCGTGGTGATGTTCTCTAGCTTTGCAGTAAGATCCTTAAATCTCTCTTCAAAGACTAGCTTGCCGGTTTTTGTTAAGCGCTCCGTTGTGCGCTCGTTTGCTTGTTTGTGTTGGCGTACTAAGTTGCCGTCCGCAACACTGAGGTAAGTTGTGTTAACACCTCCTAATTGTGATAATGCCATAAGATAAAATGTAGTTTGTTTTGACTACGAGGACAAAGCTAAGTATTTTGTTTTAAATAAAAAACTTTTTTTTTAAATTTATTTTAACTATGTTTGCAGCAAATCAAAAACAAAACAAATGAAAAAAGAAACAAGAGGCCGTAAGCCACTACCCGAAAGAGAAAAAAAGAAACCATTATACATAATGGTGCAATCAAAATTTATTAAAGAAGTTAAACCAAAACTAAAAGAAATTGAGAGAGAGTATTCTGCAAAGTAAAGTCATCCGTCATTTTGAATTGCTTGGCTGGTATGTTGTAAAGATCATTCAGTGCAATAAAAATGGCATGCCGGATCTTATGTTATTAAAAGATGGCAAGACATTTTTTATAGAATGCAAGGCAGAGAAAGGCAGACTTAGTGAATTGCAAAAGTATCGCCATGAGCAATTACAAGAATTAGGATTTGAAGTGAGAACAATTTATAAAATGCAAGAACTATGATAAAAACAAAGCAAGAATTAATTGATGAACTTAATGATCTATCAAATCATTATTATACATTATCCGAATATGATACTTGTCATGGTATCGGAGTAGCAGTTGAATACATAATGGCAAATTTTATGCATCAAGAAACTGCAAAAGATAAAGGCATAATGCTAAATATAAATAATTATCGCATGAAGCTTTGGTGTGATATTTTTATAGAGTATAAAAAGGGAGGTCATGATAGGCCAACATCTGCCTCTTCTGCAAGCAAAGATTTACAAATGTTTGATTTACAATTTAACCCATAACCAATGATTAAAGCAGCCAACTACTATGCAAAGCAAGGATTCTCTGTTATACCAATCGGGGAAAATAAGCGTGCCGTTTTTCCTTGGACGGAGTTTCAGTCGCGCATCATGGATGATGCAACAATACAACACCAGTTCACAAATGATCGTTGCAAAAATATTGCGATCATAGGCGGTGCCGTATCTGGCGGACTTGAGATTATAGATGTTGATCTTAAGTATGATGTGAGCGGCAACCTTTGGCAAAGACTACAAGATGCACTTGCCGATCTTATGCCGCTACTTTATGTGGTGCGCACAAAGTCCGGCGGCTATCATTTGTACTACCGATGCGAAGAGGTACAAGGCAATCAAAAGCTTGCCATGCGCAACGCAACAAAAGATGAATTAAAAGAAACGCCACACGCAAAAGAGATCGTACTAATTGAAACACGCGGTGAGGGTGGCTATGTATTAGCGCCGCCATCCGAAGGATACACAAAAGAGAAAGACTTTGTGATCAATGTCATCACACTTGAGCAAAGAGATAGTATCCTCTCAATTTGCAGATCATTCAATGAAGTGGTCAAAGAAGTGCGCACACAAGTTGTGGCTGACTCGGACACTTACCAGACAACGCCGTGGGATGACTACAATAGCAAATGCGATGTGGTCGCACTACTTGAGGCGCATGGCTGGACTTACATTGAGTCGCGTGGTGAGCGTGACTTTCTTAAAAGGCCCGGCAAGACTGACTCGCACATCTCGGCCGACTATCACAAAGGCCTTGGACTATTTAAAGTATTTAGCACAAGCACAGAGTTTGACACCGGCAAAGGTTATAAGCCATTTGCGATCTATGCAACGCTTGAGCATAATGGTAACTTTAGCGAAGCTGCAAAGCAACTGGTCAAAGATGGCTATGGTGAGCAACGCAATAGGATCGGAGGCAACATCAAGAAAGACTTTGTTAACAAAAAAGATGAAGGCATTGACAATGAAAACATCGCAGCCTACTTATCACAAAAGCATAAGCTTGACATCAAGCAAGCTAAGAAGCTAGTGCAAGACATGGACTCGGATAATGACACGCAACTGCTTACATTCTGGTCTGTTACAAAAGGCCAGATCACAATTGATCGTTATAAGCTAATCAGTCTTTTATCAAATGAAGGTGGCTTTTATCTTTACTACTATGATAAAAAGCTAAACTATCAACTGGTGCGCGTAGTAGATAACTTTGTGAGTGAGACTAACATTGAGCAGATCAAAAAGTATTTGATCAACTACATTGACGCAATCCCTTATGATAACTTTGACGGCATCAATAAGATGCGACTGCGTGAAGTGATCTACAAAGGTGCAGATGCTTATTTCAATAAAGCACTCTTTGAGTTTATGCCTAACATAGAATTAAAGTTTCTTAAGCATACCAAAGACTCTGCATATTATCCATTCCTTAATGGTGTGGTGCATGTCACAAAAGATAAAAAGGAATTGCTAAAGTATGGCGCGATCAATATGCATGTGTGGCGCGAACAAGTGATCCAGTACAAGATTGACATTGATCATGACATTGACTATGAGAATGTGCAGTACACTAAATTCATTAACAAGATTAGCAATTCGGACAAAGAGCGTGAAGCTTATGCAATTAGTTTGATTGGTTATCTTTTGCATACTTACAAAGATCCTACCAAATCTTTTGCAGTGATCCTAGCAGAAGAGACAGAAGATGAAGCGCAAGGCGGTGGTGCCGGCAAAGGTTTATTCTTTAAGGCAATAGGCAAGCTGATCAATCTTGTGTCTATTGATGGTAAGAATTTTAAACTTGACAAGTCCTTTGCATTTCAAAGAGTTGAGTTAAGCACGCAATTGATAGTGATTGAGGATTGCCGTAAGAATGTGGACTTTGAAGGTTTCTACTCAAAGATCACAGAAGGTGTGACAATAGAGAAAAAGAACAAAGATGAGGTTTATATATCCTACGAGGACTCGCCGAAGTTTGGATTCACTACCAACTACACCATCAACTACTCTGGTGGTCATGGCAAGCGCCGTGTCAAGGTGATTGAGTTTAGCAGTTTCTTTAACCATAAGAATACACCGCTTGATTTCTTTGGTGGCAAAGCTTTGTTTAATGACTGGGATCATGACGAATGGAATCGCTTTTACAATTACATGATTGAGTGCGTCCAGATATACCTTGAGGCTGGCATCCCAGCACTGGACAATAGTGACACGATAATCCGTAAGAATGTCAAGCTTAACTTTGGCGAGGATTTCTTAGACTATTATGATAGTTTAGAAGGTGACAAATGGATGGAGTTTGGGATTGAATACACATCATTTTTAAATACGAACGATCTTGACAAGAAAGACTACACCCAATTGAGATTTAAAAAAGGCATACAAATTGCCAGTGATCTGTTTGGGTATTCTATTGAAACAAGACGAAACCGACAAAATAACAACAAACATGAGTTTAAAATCTTATCTAAGTCCGATAGCTGCATTTGAAAAATGGCTAAAGGATAACCCAAAAGGTGGCATTTTTGAGTGGGATGGACAAAAAGTTAAGGTGCAAAAGCGTCAAAATTGTGCAAAAACGAGCAAAAATGTGCATGTTGCACAATTTTCGCACAATTTTCAAACTACTTAAATCATTGATTTATAACTAAATACAATATTTGTACTCGGTGTACTCTATTTTTTTGATTTTCTAGGGGGGGGGGGTAAAAATATATAAAAAAAGTATAGGAATAAAAAAACACGCAAAAACCGAGTACATTGAGTACATTTGTGTAATTAATGAAAGATTGCTATAAACATATTGAAAGCATCTACCGATCACCACAGATTAATCAACTGATCAAAAGTGTGCGTCCAGAGTCATTGCAAGACGATTTAAGGCAAGAAATGGCTTTGGCCTTGCTCGGCATTGATTGTGAGAAAATAAACGAAATTTGGGCCTCTAATGGCCTTTTAGGATTTTCTATTAAGATTATCACTAATATGGCCTTTAGTAGCACAAGTCAGTTTTATAAGAAGTTTAGGAAAAATGAATATGAGAAAGCAATCATGTACCTAAAAAGCCAGCTAAAGTTACCAGAATTAAATCCTACCTTTGCTAAGATAGCAAATCAAAGATTGATTGACAAGTATGGTGAAGATGAGATGCAAGCACACGAGGCAATACTATTCAATAAATATGTTGAATTTAGATCATGTAAAAAGGTAGCTGAGTTTTATAACATACCCGAAAAACATGTCAAAGATATTATTCGTAAAACAAAACTTGAACTAAGGCATTTATGTCTTAACACTAATACTTAAGATTATGAAAACTGCAATGCAAGAATTAATTCAATTAATTAGATTTACAGATAAGGAGTGCTATGCAACAATGTTTAATGAAGGATTGTTTGATAAAGCACTTGAAAAAGAAAAGGAGCAGATAATGAAAGCTTATAATAGTGCAATTCCTTTAAAATTTGGAGAAGAATACTACAACCAAACCTATAAACAAGAAGAAACACTAGAAGAATGGAAATCTAAGTTTACTCATCATTGTGTAATAAAAACAAACCAAAACAAATAACATTATGCTTACAATCATTTTAGCGGCTTTCTTTTTTGCGTATTATTTTGTGAACGTGGCCAAAATAGTTTATGTTATAAAAAAAGTGTGGCAAATCCCTTTTGAAAAAAGGATCAAGCCTTTTGACTGCGTGACATGCTTAAGCGTTTGGACGGCAGTGCTTTTATATTTCATGCCGATTGAATATTCACAATTTATTTGTATTATCTTTGGTGCTGGATTCATTGGACAAAAAATCAAATAACATGCAACCAGTACTCTTGCCGATCCTTTGTCACAATAGTGACACAATCTTATTTAGTGAATTAGGTGTTGACTATAAATTCAGCGATCTAGAAGAGGTTGAATTTTTATTTTTTAACATTGACTATGCTTGTGGCAATTTTAAGCAAGGCAAAGAATACACAGAAATTGTGTGTGATGGCGATGCTTATGTTGTGAATTTAACTTTTGATCAATTTAAACAATTATTCATATCATGGCAAAAGTAAGCAATGACTCACGCAAGGTCATATTTGGCAAACGCAAAATAGGATCAGCAAAAAAAAGCTACAACAAGCATTCACCCAAACCTAAGAAATATCGTGGACAAGGACGCTAAGATCATACAAGTGCTTGGCATCACACAAAAGCTAAGCGGTTGCGGATGGCACAGAGTCATGCTGCCTTTGGCATTTATGCCAGACTCTTACAACCATGTGTGCAATGTACCTACAAAAGAGATCCTTGAAGAGAGGCAGTTTGAGATTTTGTTGTATAATAGATTCAGTCAATTTGATAATGATTGGGATGAGACAAAGCAGCACTTTAAAGTTGTGATGGATCTGGATGATGACTGGGAATTGCCATACAACCATCCTTTGTATTATGGCTATGAGGCGCACAAAAAGCGGATCATTAACAACATCTTTAATGCTGATCTTGTGACATGCACAAATGAAAGGATTGCTGACAAGGTGAGCAAATACAACAAGAAAGTATTAATACTGCCTAATTGCATACCTTATGGTGAGCATCAATACAATGGTGACAAATACGAAAGCGACAAGACGCGTATTTTTTGGGCCGGCGGATCTACACACCTTGAGGACATCAAGTTGCTTGCAAATCCTTTTAAAAGACTGACTGCATTAAAAGACATTGAGATGGTGCTTGGCGGATATACTGACACAGATCCAGTGAGCAAATCATACTGGGATAAGATACATTCAATGTTTACGAATGGCGGAAAGTTAGCTAATAGAAAACTTATAAGCGAACTGCCAAGCAATTACATGGAGCATTTTAAACATGCAGACATTATGGTTGTGCCTTTGCAAGAGTCACCATGGCATGCGAGCAAAAGCAATTTAAAGCTACTTGAGGCAGCAGCTAAAAAAGTGGCAGTGATTGTGAGCGATGTTGAGCCATACAACCTAGACAAAGATGCGCCAGTGCTATGGGTGAAAAATCAAGCAGACTGGTTTAAGCATTTATCATACTTAGTAAACAACCCAGACGAAAGGATCAAGATGGGCAATGATCTTTTTGAGTGGGCAAAAAACAAATATAATCATGAGCGAATTAATGAAGCTAGACGATCGGCATTTGCAGATCTTGTTAAAGCATAAGCATTTTTATGATCTGTTCAAGACAACTGGTGAACTGGTTGGATTTACACATGAGATCCAAAACGAACTGGTAGAAGTTATGCGCACAAAAGATCCGTACTACACATATAACGGCAGATGTGGTGCATGCGTGGGATCATTTTTAGTTAACGTTTATAAAACATTCAATGAGTACATTCATTCATAAGACGGCCATTGTAGGGCCAAATGTCACACTAGGTGACAATGTTTACATCGGGCCGTATTGTGTGATCGGTGAGCCAGCAGAGCATAAGATATTCTGGAATGCGCCAATAGGCGAAGTTGTGATCGGTGATGACTGCGTGATCACTGGTCATGTGACTATTGATGCCGGCACAATTGACAAGACAATAATCGGTGCTGGTGTCTGGATGCTTAAGCATTCACATGTAGGTCATGACTGCGTAATCGGTAACAATGTGACAATCAGTTGCGGTGCAAAGATTGGTGGCCATACTATTGTCGGTGATGGCTGCAACATTGGACTTAATGCAGTGATCCATCAAAAGCAGATCATAGCTAAAGGATGCATGATTGGTATGGGTGCCGTGGTGACAAGAAAGCTACACACTACACATGCAACAAAGTATGCTGGCAATCCAGCAAAGGAAATAGGCAAAAACATATTTTAATGAGAGTACTTATAGCTGGATTGATTTATGGCAAAAGACCTAGATCAGTCATTATAGATAATTGCACAAAGACTGGATATTATGGTGAAACTATCTTAATTGATACAGAAGGCATAGCTAACGCAATGAATGAAGCTATTGACATTGCTGGTGTGGATGGATATGATGCAATTGCTTATCTAGCAAATGACATCATTGAGCCGGACAATTGGCTTGCTAAAAAGGTTGATGCACTTGAGACTTACCCAGATGCCGGCATTGTGGCAAGCAGCTTGGACAGAGAAAGGCGTGGCATAAAGAGTCAGCATATTATAAGCAACTGGCTACTTAGTATGAAGGTAGTTGATAAGATCGGCATCTTTAATGAGTCCATGTTTCCTTATGGGCCTATTGATCTGGACTATTGTGAGAGGGCCAACCTAGCTGGATTTAATACCTACTATGTGATGGACTGCCTTGCCGAGCATATAGGCGGTCATGCATCTGGTGATGAATATGGGTATAACAAAACCGAACTATTGCAAAATAATTGGGCGCAGCATGAAGCCGACATAAGAGGCTATCGCGATGGTACTAAAAATATAAAACTATGGAAATAAGAGAAAGCGTGACAAGAAAGTTTAAGGACATAGATGAAGAGAAATTGATGGAGTTGGCCTTTGCATATTGTGACAATTGCATGGAGGGCCAAAAGCAAGTGGCAACTGGATCGGGCAAGATTGTTGAGATTAGAGATCGGTTTGTGCCAACGATTGACTATTTCTTAGATCATTGGCTAAGAAAGCATGACTTTGAATTTTACACAAGAATGGGCCTTTGGAAAATTAGGCAAGATCCTACGCATCCTTATCATGAGGTGGCTAATAGGATCGTATTTATGTTTAAGTCATTGGCTATTGATATTGTAGCAAATGAAGGCAAAGCAATTTTCTATGCAAAGAATGCACTTGGGATGACTGATCGCGCAACTACTGAAAATACAAATATAGAAACAATCACAATCAAGTATGAATCTTGACATAAAACTACCTAAGCCACATCCAGCACAAAAGCAAGTGCTTGACTCGGAGGCTCGTTTTAGAGTCATGATGTGTGGTAGAAGGTTTGGCAAGTCATTGATCAGTCAAAACATATCTATTGAGACCGGATTGAAGAGACAACATGTTGCATACATCACGCCAACATATCAGCTTGGCAAGATGTTTTTTAAGGAAATATGTAAGATACTACCAGATAAGGTTTATAAAAAGAATGAGACAGATTTGCTTATTGACTTTGTCACTGGCGGATCTGTTCGCTTTTATACTGGTGAAAGGCTTGACGCAATGCGTGGTACTAAATACCATCTAGTGATAATAGATGAGGCATCTTATATTCCAAATCTAGAGGATGGCTGGAATAATTCAATAAGACCTACGCTTACTGACTACAAAGGCAAGGCTATATTTTTAAGCACTCCAAGAGGCAAGAACTATTTTTATAGCATGTTTATGCGTGGCGGTGAGCCTAACTGGGAATCTTTTAAATTTACTACCTATGACAATCCACACATTGATCCCACTGAGATTGACGCAGCAGCAGCACAACTACCAGCAGTGGTATTCAAGCAAGAGTACATGGCAGATCCTATGGAAAATGCAGCCAACCCATTTGGTAGCGATTTCATATATGCTTGCACCAGAGAAACAAAAGGCATAGCTGCTTATTACGGAATTGATTTAGCCAAGTCTGTGGACTGGTCAGTGATCATAGGCATGGACAAGCAAGGCAATGTGGTACACTTTGAGCGCTTTCAAAAAGACTGGATGCAAACCAAAGAGACAATTTTAAGATTGCCAAAGAATCTTCCGATCGTAATTGATAGCACTGGTGTTGGTGATGCCATAGTTGAAGAGTTACAAAAGAAATTCACACAGATGCACGGCTTTAAGTTTACGGCTACAAGCAAGCAGCAATTGCTTGAGTCACTAAGCAGCGCGATCCAAACTAAGTCAATCAGCTATCCAGATGGCCCGATCAAACAAGAGTTAGAGGTATTTGAGTACACATTCACACCTACTGGCGTGAGGTACTCTGCACCGCAAGGCTTTCATGATGACTGCGTGATCGCTTTGGCTTTGGCTAACAAATGCCGTATTGATCATAAACAAGTAGGCAAGTACCATGTTATCTAATAAATATATTTAATAAAGTATGAAGTTAACTATTGACAAATTCCAAAAGCTACAAAGCATAGCAACACTTGAGACAGATGAGTTGTTAAAAGCGACTAGGTTAGTGCAAGTATTGCTTGATAAAACAGAGGCAGAGATTGATGCTATGCCAATAAAAAAGTTTGCAGTCTTGTGTCAAAATCTACAAAAGGCATTTGATGTTAAAGTAAATGAGGCGACAATGGCAAAGCCTAGACCTATCATTTATGCAAATAACAAAGTGTATCATTTAAACTTTGACATAAAACCTCCATTTAACACTGGACGATATATTGAGGTTTTAACATTTAGCAAAGATGATCCTATTATCAATATGCACAATATCCTAGCTAGCATTTGCACACCTATGGAATGGAGCTGGCGAAAGTTTAATTTTGTCAAGCTTAAGTACGATGTATCAAAGCATGAGGAATATGCAAACGATATGAGACAAGCAAATTTTAAGCACGGATATTTCGCAATGGTTTTTTTTTATCAAGTCTTAAAAGCTTCAACGGACAATACGATGGATTGTTTGACGGCGCAGATGAACTTGAGGAAGCTGGACAAAAAAAGAGTGCAACAATTGAGGAAAATTTTGCAAGCAATTGGGGGTGGGTATTCAATGCGAAGCAAGTAAGCGAGTTTGAAAATATACCTTTAGATCAAGTTTATGACTTATCAGTTATTCAGTTTCTTAACGATTTGTCCTATTTAAAAAGTAAAAAGCAACTAGATGAGCATCAATATAAACAAAGCACAAGCGGATTTTCTTAGCCAAGGTGGCGATCTAGGTGGCACAGAGATCATGGAGTTCGGTGTGGTCAATGGCGTA